CTCCTCATTGTGTTCCGCTAGCGTTGGCAGGCCCAGCGCCATCGCAGCCGCGCCTTTTTCTATGGCATCCTTCTCTAGGCCCAGGAGAGTGAGTTCCCGCTCTATGGCTGGGATAAGATCGTTCTTTAGCTGCGCCGCCCGGCTCCCCTCTGCGTCAGCCGCCCCCTCTGACGCGGCTTCTAATTGTCCTAGTTCGAGTCTGTAGTCGGCCAGCACCGCCGCAGCCTCGGCCTCTTCCTGTGTAGGCTCGCGGAACATCGAAGTAAGAGCGCTGCGGGTATCGCTCGCAGCCTCCCGAATATCGTCCAGCGCAAAGACGGTGCGAGGAGCAACCTCGTTCGCCATTACCTCCGCCAACTCCTCAGCTTTCTCAATCATGCGGCGCGTCTCATCCCTGAGAGATTCCATCTTGACAGCGTGTTCAGGGAAGCCAGTAAACGTATTATCGAACGCTTCGGCCATGAATCCCACAGCCGATGTCATTTTGTCCCAATCGTCCTTGTTGCCCGCAAGCATTTGCAGGTCGCCAATCACAGGGATTCCCTTGAGCGCCGCCCTTTCAAGGTCACTCAGCGCAGTCTCTGTATTGCCGAGGGAGAAGGCTAGAACGTCAAAGCCCTTTGCTGCTCCCTCGGCTGCACTAGCAACTAGGGGAAGGGCAATCGTTCCCATGTCCATCAGCGCAATGTTCAGCTCGGCCATCGCAACCTTCACCTTTTGCTGCGTCGTGGCAGAGACGATTCCGAAGCCCTCTTCCAGGTTGCCGGTAGCGTTCTCTGTAGCCGCTAGGATGTTGGTATAGTCCTCAAGCTGGACGCCCGCCGTGCCCAGGACAGAAGTGAGGGCGCGGATATTCGGGAACAGCTTTGATAGCGCCTCCTCATTCCCACCCGTCGCCATCATCATCGAATCAAGGGCAGATAGGAGGCCCTTCTCCTTGATCTGCTTCCGTAGGCCTTCAACGCTTAGGCCAAGTTCGCCCATCGTCTCACGGGTCTGGTCAGTGGGGTTGATGAGCGCGTTCATCACGGCCCGGAGGCCGGTCGCGGCCTCTTCCGCTGAGACACCCAACCGGGTAAAGGTTGCTAGGTTCGCCGAGACCTCCTCAAACGAGATGCCCATCTGCGAGGCCAGCGGCACGACCCGACCTAGGACGCCAGCGAAGGCAGATGCTTCAGCCTTACCTTGCTTGACTGCCTCAATCATCACATCGGTAACGTGCCCGGCGTTTGACGCTTCCATGCCGTAGGCGTTGAGGACAGTCGTTAGGGCGTCGGCAACCCTCTCTGTCTCACCCAACCCAATGGTGGACGCCTTCGCTGCGACTTCGAGAACTTCGGCGGCCTCCGCCGCGTCCTCAATACCCGACGACAGGATGAAGTAGGCGCCAGCGCCAAGCTCCGCCGGGGACTTGCCGATCTCTTTGGACAAATCCTTAATGGCTCCGGAGAGGAAGTCGGTATCCTTCTTCGTGGCACCAGTCAAGGCTCTGATCTGAGCAAGCTGGGCCTCGAACTTTATCGCCGCGCCGATAGTGGAGGTGAACAGCTTAGAGACACCCGCGATGGACGCCTGGGCCGCGATGAAGCCCGCCCCGACACCCAGAACCGTCTTGCCAAGACTGGCCATGCCGCCCTGTAGGTTCTTCGCCGAACGTTGGGCCTTCTGAGCCTTCGGGCTGAACTGGTCCTTACCCGTGATTAGGATTTCGAGCGCATTAGCCATCCCGTGCCAACTCCGCTATCTCTTCCTGCACGTCCAACTCTTCCGCCTTCGCTACGATCTCGTCTATTGGCAGGTCGTCTAATTCCACGGGGAGGCACCGCTTCCACTCCGCGACTCTGCGGATGCAGTGGATTTCGTAGACTCCTGGCTGTGTGAAGTCCGGCTCATCTTCCGATAGCCCTAGCCCTTTTCCTCTTCGCTGGGCGGCTCCGATGATTCGGTTTCTAAAGGGCCGGGCATCGCCCCGTTTTGCAGCGCCTCCGCCCGCCGCTTCATCATGGCGGCACCTAGTTCGCTAGGGATCATGTCGGTGCCCTTCGCCGTGTGGGGGATAGCCTTGCCGTCGAAGTCCACGAAGTCCCAGGACGGAAACAGCTTGAGGAGCAGATCATTCGCCTCCTCCACGTCCGCTTCGGCGTTGAGCGCAGAGTATCGCCGGATATAGGCGATGGGGGTGTTTATCCACGTCTCACAATGGAAGTCGGGATACCCGTCGTCGATAAAGTTCAGCGTGGCCGTTCTCACCGGCATCTTGCGCTTCATGGTTGACTCCTGTGATAAACTGGGAAATCCGAAAGGGGTTGAGTCGTGCGATACATAATTTTGCTACTGCCGCTGATCTTGGCCGCATGTTCCACGGCGGCGAGCCCCAGCCCCACAACTGAGCCAGCAGAGACACCAACCCCAGACGTGAGGCAATCCTATTACGAGCACGTTCTGGATATAGCCCGTGACCAACTCTCTGAAACAGACCCCGACATCTATTGCCGCCCTGATTATTGGGAATTGTTGACGACGGATGATGTGGAGCCCGATCGCACCATCATTCAGCTTGCGCTGTCCGATAGCTGCAAAGAGGCTGGTCATCTCAGTTCCGCCGCAGAGTTCTCTGCCTATTACCCCGACTAGCTCCATGCCGGCAGCGTCCCGTTCTCCAGCAGCGCCGGCGCCGCCCACACCATCGAGCCGTCCGTAGCGCGCACGACATCGTAGGCGCTGAACAGCACCTCATTGTTGAGGTCCTGGTCGCTGATGGTAAGCGCGACGGTTCTGCCCACTGAGGTAGTACCCACGTTCTTGAACACGTCATGGCTCTCGTCGTCGGCGGGGTTCCAGATGCCATTGAGCGTCAGGCTAAAGTCTCCCAAAAGTAGCTGGCGCTCTATCGCTGACTTGTCCAGCCCCGTCATATCCTGCACGCCGTTCGACATAGATAGGTCTAGGTTGGTGACGTCGTTCTTGATAGCCCGCCCGGAGCCGCCGTCGTCATCGACGGTGCAGGTCGTCCAGGCCATCCCTGTTTGCTTAGCCATCGCTTAACTCCACGCCGGGATAGCGCCGCCCCCGAGCTGGCCGTTGGCGGTGACGATGAACGATCCGTCAGCCGCACGCGCTCTGGAGACAGTCGGGAACACACACTCGTTGTTAAGGTTCTGGCTGCTGATCGTGAGCGCCGTTGAGCGGGTTGCGGTTGCAGCTACGTTGGTATTCTTGAACACGCTGAACTCTGAGTTGGCAGCCGCGTCGTTGAAGACCAGGGTGAGGTCGAGACTGTAGTCCGCCAGGAGTAGCAGCCTCTCCATCGCCACCTTGTCTATACCCGTTATGTCCTGAGCACCGTTCGTCATGGACAGGTCGAGGTTGGTGACGTCGTTGATGAGCGTTTGCAGCGCGTCACCTGAACTGTCGATTGAGCAGGTGGTCCAAGCCGTTCCGCTTTCCTTAGCCATCTACGTAGTCCACGCTGGGAGTGTGCCGCTTGAAAGCTGACCGTTGGCGGAAGTGATGAACGAACCGTCAGCCGCCCTAGCCCTAGAGACGGTCGGGAACACGATAATGGCGTTCATCTTCTGGGCGCTGATCGTTAACTCTGATTCACGCGCCGCCGTTGCCGCAACGTTGGTGTTCTTGAATACGGAGAACTCCGAATCGGTGCCTGCGTCGTTGAACACACACGTAAGGTCAAGGCTGTAATCGGCCAGCAAAAGCAGCCGCTCAATAGCTACCTTGTCTATGCCGGTCACGTCCTGCACCCCGTTGCTCATCGACAGGTCCAGGTTGGTTACATCATTCATTAGGTCCATGAGCGCCCCGGCGGAGTTGTCCACCTTGCAGAGCGTCCAGCCTACTCCACTTTCCTTTGCCATATCTCCTCCTACCGCCTAGCGCGGTTCACTTGATAGAGCCGTTCGTTACAGTCCTCCAGCCAGTCCTCTGGACGTTCATGCGTCCGCGTGATGTTGCCATGACGCCCGCCCACCACATCGGCCCGGTGCCCCGCACCGCCCACGGTGAATAGCTCCGGCTTGTCGAGGGGGCGCTTGTGGTCGTGCCGTGCCGAAGGTATCCGCGCTTCGTGTGCCCGCGGATCGTTGAAGCAGCGCTGCCCGGGCGCGAAATGAAACGCCGTCAAGCCGTCTTCCCTCTTCTCCTCCTTGAACTGCCGGCCACTCTCGGACCGGATATAGTCGGCCTGCGGGCCCACGGAGGGGACGATCGTCGTCCAGCCCTTCAGGTAATGCGGGCAGTTCGTCTCCTTGCACGTCGCAGCCCGGAAGTGTGTTGCTAGGGGCCGAGTGACCACGAAATGCTGCTGGTCAGCAAGCCCTGGCCGCATGACTGGCGTGACGTTGTGACGATATGGAGTTCTCACGACAGGTCCTTATCGTCCTGTGCCGTACCCCGCCGGAAGCTCATGGCGAAGGCAGCGTTGGTGAAGGTCCCGTTGGTTGATGCCCGGACGTACTTCTCTACCGTCCCCGTCACCTCCACCCGCTCAGCGATCTCGTCGTAGGGGGTGGCGACGTTGGAGAAGGCCAGCAAGTTAGCCCAGGCACCGTCAATCCCGTTGGTGGAGTCGGAGCTGTCCTCAATGTCATACTCGACGGTTCCTGAATCCGCGGTGAAATGCTGCAGGAAGCCTACGCCGCCCTTCGTCGTCTGTGCGCCGCCGGTCAAGATGTGGCCCGTCTCGTCCGTCGCGCTGCCGTGAGTGACCTTCGCCGTCAACAGATAACCCCACTCCACGGGTACGCCCTGGCCTAGCGCCTGAACACTGCCGATCAGCGACCCGTCCGCAGGCCGGCTCCAGTTGAAGTTGATCTGCTTGGCCGTTAGGCAGGCCACCGGATCGCCGCGGGTCGTGCCCGTGAGGTACATGAGCAGCACATCCGCCGAGGGCAGCCCCTTCAAGGCGTCATGCTCCTGGCCGGTGGCCTTGTTGAACAGCACGTTGAAGCTGATCTCACCGTCCGAGAGGCCGTTGATCCGCTCGTGGGCGCTCTTGTTCAAGCCAGTAACATCCAGCGCGGGGCGGGCAGGGCCGCATTTGGTGATGCTGTTGGTATCGCCGGACAGGTCGAAACCACCATAGTAGTAGTCCTGCGCCAGGCCGCTTCCCTTGGCCATCAGCTACCTCCGTCCTGCCCTACTGCCACGGGCACTATCTTCTCGATGGGGTTCAGATTGAAGCGCCGAAATACCGCGTCCAGTCCGTCTTTGCTCTCTACAACCTGCCGGACAGTGAGGGTAGCCTGTCCGTTTGAACGAAAGCGCAGATTCAAGGCCGTGATTTTATTGGCATCGAGCCCTGCTGCTTCGCAGATCGCTACACCGAGAGCGTAGGTAGAACTCGCCATCACTTACCCCTTTTCGGCTTAATGATGCCGCGCTCCAGTAGGCTCTCGGCATAGACACCGGTATAGATGTCACCCGTGAACCAGCGGCCAGTCTCCTTGCCGCCTACTACATCCCTGACGTAATCCTTACCTTTGGGCCTGCCTCGCGGGTTGATAACCACGAACGGGCCTGTCAGTTTCTTAGCTGGCATCATTACCTCCGTCATGCTGCCCATGTTCCGATGTCGTTGACTAGAACGTGTACTGATAAATCGACCAAGCGATACACCGTCTCCCGCCCTATTGTTTGGAAGCCCGCCCTAGCGTTCAGCGCCAGAGGGACGACGTTGCGAACCGAGCTGTCGCCGAGCGTGTACTTGCCCGAGATGTCGCTTATCAACTGAAGGCATGCCGTTGCTATATCCTTCTCCGTACCCTCTAACGGCTCCTCAAAATGCTTGTAGTAGAGCCGGATGATGAACCTGATGTTGCCGCTGCCCCCTTGTAGCGTCACTTCCGTTATCTCTACCCCGTCGAAGATCACGGCTCCCAGTCTTTCGGCCGGCGGCGACATCGGCTCCGCAATCTGCCCTGTCTGCCAACCGGACGCGGACAACTGTGTCGCCAGTTCGTCCATGATGGGGCCGGGGTCAAAGGCCATCAGCGCAACCTCGCCAGCGCCTTGCTCACGCGGTTCTGAAGCACCCCGGTCGCTATTCGGCCCAGTTGCTGGCGGGCGTTCCTGAACATCGCGTACCCCTTGAAACGGGTAGTTTGGTTGCGACTAGCGACACCCTCCAACCAAGAGCCATAGATGACGTTCGAGTCATGAATGCGACCATGCAGCGAGGACATCTCGCCGTGGATGCTCCGCCGGTAATGGCCGGTGATGAGGCCGTGACCGGGGTAGAGTTGCAATTTCACCTTGCTCTCGCCCTCAACCACCAAGTCCCCGACGGCTGCGTTCAGGGCGCCAACAATGACAGGGGGGATGTTCGTGCTGAAGAACGGGCCCCGCAGCCTCACCACAACCGAGGGTGTTGCCATTACACGGCCCCAATCACGAAACGCCTATATTGGCGCTGCACCCGATCCCGCAGCTTGTTCAGCCCGGACTGGCTTACCCGTACTGTCCCCTCGCCGGACCCAACGCTGCCAGTCCAGCCGCCCTTCTCCGCTTCGTAGTTGCCGATAGCCAGCGCCTTACAGAGCGCCACGATGTCCGCTGGCGGGACGTACTTCACGATGGGGTCGGCGTTGTCATGCGTGGCGGCTGTGGTGCCGTTCTCGCCCCTAGTTACGGTCAGGGTGCGGTAGGTGTAGACATCCTTCGCGGTGTCGTGCGCGGCCAATGTGGAGCCGTCGTAGGCGCGGATGACCGTCAGGTCGTTGCTGGAGATAGACTCAACGAACATCCTCTCAGCCTCAACCAGAATGACCTCGCCAGCCTTGACCTTCGTTCCATCCCCCACCGGCACCGTCGTCCCGGCCTTGTTCTTCGCTAAGGCCCCGTTGGTGTTGGTGGCGGTGTCAAGAACGGCACGCTCGCTAACGAACATCTGCTCAGAGCCGATGAGGATGGTATCGCCAACATCGACAAGAGAGGCGTCAGTGACCTCCAGCTCCGTCTCAGAGCCATCATCAGCCTCGGCCAGCGCTCCCGCCGCCTTTGTATCGTTCCCGTAGGCCCAGGAACCGGTGACGCGAATCTGGCGCTGGTGGGTGTCCTTAGAGGAGAAAAACGAGGTAGAGGACAGGTCAATCTCGATGCGGTGATATGGCGGGCCCAAACCCTGCGGCTCTAGGAAGAAGTCGGCTGTGGCGATGACCGTCACGTCATCGCCCTCTTTGGTCAACCCGTTGGTGTCAACGGAGAGCAGGTCCTCGTCTAGCGGTATCCACCACGTAGCGCGACCATCCTTCGTCGGCCAAGGGTAGTTCCGCGTCTCCGTCAGGGGGATGAAGTGTCGGTGGGTGAGGTTGTCTACTTCGCGGGAGGCCGCTTCGATGTGGGAGTCAATGACGCGGTTTCGGGCGCTGCCCTCAATGCCGAGAGCTAATTTGACAGCCTCACGGCCGATATACCAGTTCGCCATTGCTCCCTCCGTGCTTTCTAAAGGGTGCTATTCGTATGCTTTTACGGCGCCGGTCCTAACGCGCTCCTTCGCTGCCTTATAGAAGTCAGGCGGCTCTACGCCAGCCTTCTCCGCTTCGTGTAGTACCTGTCCATGCGCCTCTTGGAAGCGCGTCACGTTGACTGGGGCCTCTCTGGTGGGCCTGTGGCAGTTGATGCCGTCTCCCATCACCTGAATACCTGGGTAGCACGACAGCCGCTGCGCCGGCTCCTTACAGATGGGGCAGTCGATCGACCCCACCCGCATGGGCCGCACGGCTTCCGTCGTGTGATCCCCGGCGCAGCGATAGTCGTAGCGAGGCACTAGATCACCAGGTTCTTGTCGAACTGCGCGAATTGCAGGACGTAGTAGCCCGTCGTGTCGTTGGCCGATGCCGAACCGCAGTGGCCAATGAAGGATGATTCGTCAATCAGCACCACCGCCGGGCGCGTGGCGATGTCGTAGACCTTAGTCGCCCAGGTGCCGGGGTAGCCCAAGGAGTCGGCCAGGGCGTCCTCGATGTAGTCCTTGCGGGCCAATTCGACGCTGTTCGGGATAGCAGACTTTGCCGCGAGTGTCACGTCCGGGCCAACGTAGAAGTTGCCGTTGGCGCTGTTGGGGTCATCGGTTCTAAGGTTGGCAGGGACAAAAGCGTTCCCTGTCGAGTCGTAGCGAATCTTGTCCTTGTCGATCTCTAACATCGCCGTAACGATGGTCGCCGCCGCGAGGACTCCGATATTGACCTCGTACAGAAGCGGGATCATGGCATTGCCCGCGCTGTTGTCGGCCAGCATGGTGCATAGCTGGTCATCGATGGCAACCGTGGCGGCGATACCCGCGTCCTCAGTTCCGCCCTGCATGTGGTAGGCGTAGCCTGAGAGAATCATCTGGGTGAGGAGGTCGGTGACGATCTGAGCGCCCATCCGGTTGAGAATGCCGCGCTCTTGGTTGGATTCCCCGACTGCGGGGATGCTGCTTGCCCGTACCAGGAAGATGTCGTCTCTGCTGCTCATTACACTACCAACGTCTTGCTGAACTGGGCGAACTGAAAGGCGTAGTAGCCGGTCAGCAGGGCCGTTGCGGACCCGAAGTGGAGGAGGCAGGAGGAAGCGTCAATCAGGACACAGGGCGGGCGGTTGCGGATCGTGTAGATCACTGTGTCCCAGGCACCGGGGTAGCCGATGGTGTTCGCCAGGGCATCCTCTAGGAAGTCCTTACGGGCCAACTCGACCGAGTTTGGAACAGCCGATTTCGCGGTTGCTACAACCCCGGCGCCCTCCATAATGATGAAGTCACCGTTAGCACTATTGGGATCGTCGGTGCGGAGGTTGGCGGGGACGTAGACCGTGCCGCTCGCGTCATCTGCGTATCGCGCCTTGTCCTTATCCACTTCCAACATCGCCATCGCCAGAACTGCGGTGGCCGCAACGACGCCTGGGGTGGCCTCGTACAGAAGCGGGATCATGGCGTTGCCGGCGGTGTTGTCGGCGATGCCCGCGACCAGGATGTCGTCAATGACGTTGGTCATCCCGTCTCCTGCGTTCTCGGTGCCTGCCTGCATATGATAGGCAAACCCGCTCAGCGTAAGCTGGGTGAAGAAGTCCGTCACGATCTGCGAACCCATCCGGTTCAGGATCGCCTCTGTGGACGTTGACTCCGCTACGGCCGGGATGGAGTTGTGCCGTACCCTAAATACATCGTCTCTCGCCATCGTCTTTCCTTTCTCTAGCCGTTCCGCATCCCGCTGGTTAGGGCCGTCCTTTCGGCCCAGAACGGTCTACTTCCGTTTTCTCCCACCCCTGGCCCTTCGGTCAGGGGTCACTAGCCCTGTCGCTGTCTCGGTGCTCATGGCCGTGATGTCCGCCGATATATCCGGTAGGTCAGATGCCTGTTTCGTCGGCTTGTCCGGCGCCGGGATCTTGAATGAATCGGGTGAGCGATGGAGTAGGTGCTGGGCCACTTCGTCCGTCACGTTGACATCCTGGCCGGGCTCGAAGTCGTACAGTACGCCCTCAGCCTCGCCCCTGAACCGTGAGATGCACTTCAGTTTCATGGCTATACCGTGCTCAATCCGCCGTTGCTGAAGTCGTCTACCAGCACCCGCCACTCCCAGCCATCCGTGGCGTTCCAGAAACCAACCATGCGGATGTGGTCACCGATGTCTTGGAAGGTGATCGTGTTATTTCCCGTCTGGTTGACCGGCGATGCGGTCGTGACCACGATGTCGCCCTGGTCCTTGAATTGCGTCAGGTCGATCTCCTGGCCCTTGAACGATGGGTCGCCAAGCGTCCGCGTCTCCGCAGCGAGCGAAGACAACTCACAGAAGCCAGGGTGCGACACGTCAATAGCGCCACCGTCGCCGGGGTCGGGGAGTTGGCGCAGCTTGACGCCACGGGTAAGAATCTCCTCAACCGGTGGTGTCCCGCCTGTGGCTGGAATCACGACAATACCACTCCATCGTTAGCGATGACGCGCCATTCCCAGCCATCGGTGGCATTGAAGAAGCCGATGAGCCGGATATGCTCGCCGATGTCACTGAACGTCATGATGGTGTCGGCGTTCTGGTTGATGGGTGACGCGGCCGTAATCACGCAATTGCCGCCGTCCGAGATGAACGTGTAGTCGATGATCTGGCCCCTGAACGAAGGGTCGGCCATCGTGCGTGTCTCAGCGCCGCCGGTCGTCAGTTCACAGAAGCCAGGCTGGTTTACCTGGATAGCGAGGCCATCACCCGGATCGGGTATCAGGTACGGCTCGATGCCGCGGCTCAGTATGTCCTCTACCTGTGGCTTTCCACCTATCGGCATCTCAACCTCCTTACAAAGTGATGTTGTAAATGCCAGCCGCCACGTTCTCACCAAACTTGGTGAAGGCGCGGCGGGTGTAGAGCTCGAACAGGAACTGGTCGGTGCGCTGGATGCGGTCAAAGAACAGTTGCGTGTCCCGGCGCACTCCGCCCAGCCAGCCTTGCGGGTTGAACAGGGTGATCTGGCCTTTCGTGTTCGAGGATTCAGTGTCGCTCTGCTTGCCGTCCGCCTCCGTCTTGACCGCGTAGGACGGAGCGATAATGGGGATGCCCCAGATGCGTCCTAGCTCGCCGGTGACGATGGTGGCGGCGGGGCCGTACTTGTCTATAGTCACAACCTTGTCGGCGTCCAGCAGCGCCATGTAGGTATCCCAGTCACAGACCAAGCGAAGGTCAGCGGCCCGGCTACCCCAGTTGATGTTGCCCACGGCGGTGTCTATGTCATCGTCGGTGCCGTTGAGCTTGCCCCTAGCGACGTTGATCTCCTTCAAGTCAAGGGCCGCGGCCATGTTCTTGCCCTGCGCCGCTGTGGTGGTGATCCAGTAGAAGCGAATGCCGTTCCAGGCCAAGTAGTGCTTGGTGTCTGCGGGGTTGGCATCGTCCAGGTTGATGTTTCCTGTGCCGGCGTTGGTCGTGTCGCCATTGAGGTAAGACGAACCCAGGTGCAGCGCCGCGCTCATGTTCAGCCTCTCCCGTAGAAACGGGGTAAAGGCGATGATGCTGTCCTCTTCCAGTTCACCGGACCAAATCTGCTGAATGGTGAACTTCTTAGCCGTGAGGGTGGCCCGGTTGGAGGCCGTCTTGCTGGTGCCGTAAGCGGATGCTGCGTTCGACGTGGACTCACCCACGAACAGCATCTCCGGCAGCGCGCCGTCAATCGGCACCTGGACGGTCGGGTCCGTCATAGGGATGTCTCTAATGCTCGCAACAATCGAGTCATCATTGCGAGCCGCTTCCCATAGGTCTCGGACAAACTGAGTGCCTATAAGCTGCAGGCCGAAGCCGGTCTCTGCTGTGTCCATAGCTCGCATCGGCTTGCCGTCCGCATCAGCGATCCAAGCCTGTGGTCGGGCCTCGTCCTCAGTGACGTTGGCGTGGTAGGCCTGCATGAATGTCTCAGACGGCTCGATGGGTGATAGCCCAAGCCTTGGCCCAACACCACCCATGACCAGCCGCGCCATCTCGAAATCGGCCCGGGAATAGCCGCGCTGGTCGAATTCATCGCGCCAGGCGCCGCCCAGAGCTTCCTTGTTGACTACCGTCTTATCGGTTGACGGCTCGCCACCCTTCAGCTTCTCCAGCGCGTCGTCAATGCGCTTCTGGGAAGCTACGTCCCGCGCCTCTTCCCGTTTGGCCTGCTCCTCGAAGATCGTGATTAGGCGGGCCAGAGGATCGGGAGGGTCAGCGGGTGGATCGGCAGGTGGGTCGCCAGGCGGCGGGTCTGCGACAGCCGCGGCGCCCTCGTTGCGGATGCGGGCGAACAGCCCGTCGATAGGTTCGTAGTGATCGAACGCGCTGTCGGCTTGCGCCATCCTCAGCGTATTCAGGGAGTCTTCTGCCATTACCGTCCTCCTACTTCGCTATTTCCTGGCGGATTCTCTCTGGGCTCTTGCCGGTTATCTTCGATAGGGAGCTGACTAGCATCTCTTCCGCGTCCGGGCGCTCGCTGCGCCGCTCGAAGTGACGCACCAGCAGCTTCTCCAATGCTTTGATGTCAGCCGCCGGCTTGTGGCCGTTGGGGGGCTTATACAGGCGCTCGGCCTGCTCCTGGAAGTCCGCTGGCGACAGGTTGCCGAGCCAGGCCATGTTCAGGTCGATGGTGGGCTCACGGTAGTCTGCCGCAGAGAACGGCGCACCGTCAGCGCGGACAATCATCGCGCTCGGGTCGGCCGGGATCGTGACGAATGACCACTCCAAGAGTTCCTGCTCGAGGAACACGAGGATGTCACGTTTGTCGTCCCCCTCGCCCTCGGTGCGGACCTCCGTCTTCTTGGGAAGCCAGCGGACAGACGTGGAGTTGACGAAGCCGTTGCTGATCTTGCGGAACGCGATAGCGCCCAGCGGGTCCTCCATGTCGAACTCCGCCCGGGCGACGAGTTCCTTCGCGGTGGCCATGAGATCCACCGTCTTGGCGAAGGGCATCACATCGTCGTCGTGCATCCACAGCACGACGGGGTTGCGGTTGTAGTTATCGAAATCCCAGCCGGCGGGCTCAATGATCGCGCCATCGCGGCCAATGTCGCCGGTGGAGATCACCGCCGTAACGCGGTGGGCCTCAGTATCTACTTCTCTCAGGAGGCCGAAGGACTCTAGGCGGTCCAAATAAAAAGACCCTCTGCGCCTATTGCCCTAAATCTGGCGCGAGGGGCTTAATGACGGCTCTTTGCCGAGCCCTTTATTCGGTTAGCCTGATTATCCGCCTATGCGGTTAAGTTGTCAAGGGCGAGTGCCTTTGGAGCAACTACACCAATGGCCGCCCTTCACGTAGCTACAGTGACACCAGTGCATCATATCCTCCTTCTACTACGCCGAGCTCGGCTTCGCACGCTCGCGTTCCTGACGCTTCGCCTTTGACCTGACCTCTATCTCCCAGCCGCAGTTGGGGCACACCGTAAGGCCGTACTCCGACACCTTGGCGAGCCAGCGGTTACAGGCCGGGCAGCGGATGTCTACGGAGTCAGTCATAGCTCTAACAACACCCCTTCCTCAGCCTCCCGTTCACGATCCAGCGCTTCCTCGATCTCACGCTGCAGGCGCGGGACAGACCACTCGACGACCCCAGAGCCCCGCAGGGCGGCAACCGCCACGGCGCGTCGCGCATCCTGATCGAGTCTCATCGATAACTCGGCGCGAACCCAGGCTCGCCCGGCGAGTTCGCCCTCTACGGCCAGGACCCAATCGATGGTGACGATGGACCAGAACGTGGCAACGGCAGCGACCGCAACAGGTTCTAGGGTGCGAGCCGGGGGTAGGTCGGGGAGCCGTACTCCAACCTTGACCGAGATGCCGCCGCCCTTCTGCGGAATCGTGACCCCTGGCCCGGCTGTGAAGACGTAGGTTAGCGTCCCCGTTGCGGAGGGTTGGTCACCGGAGAGCGCCCGGACGGCCTTCTCGGTACGCGTAAGAGTACCCGTCGCCGCAGGCTGGCTTCCCGTGAGAGCACGCAGCGCCTGCTCAACGCGGCTCAGGATACCGGTAGCCGCCGGTTGATCGCCCGTCAGAGCACGGAGTGCCTGCTCTACGCGGGTAAGCGCGCCGATAGCATTAGGTTGATCGCCCGCGAGCGCCCGGACGGCCTTCTCAATACGTGTCAAGACGCCTGTGGCCGCAGGCTGATCGCCAGCGACGGGGCGCGTGCGGCTCTGTACCGTCGTAAGCGTCCCGCTGGCCGCAGGCTGATCGCCAGCTAGAGCACGAAGGGCCTGCTCTATTCTGGTTAGCGTACCCGTGGCGGCGGGCTGGTCGCCCGCTAAGGCCCGTAACGCCTGCTCTATCCGAGTGAGTACACCCGTAGCCGCTGGTTGTGAACCTGCTAGGGACCTGGTCTCACCGCCCGCCGCTGTGTAGGTACAGTAGATGGAGTATTTATTGTTGAGGTGGGAGAGGGATGGGTCTGTTGGGCTGGCATAGCTGTTTGAGCCGTCGAAGTGTCCCTGGTCGGTGTCGCCGGAATCGTAGTACACTCTCCAACTGGCGTCGAACACGAATAGCAACACATAAGCCGTGCTACCCGACAGTGTAGGGTCGGTTCCGAACGTGCTTGTGTTCCAGTCCTTGCTCGCGCTTATGGCCACCGCATCTCCGACCCCGTTGGTCAAAATCGTTGAATCGCCGTGCGCAACGATGACACCTTTGCCGTTGGCGGATACACCAGTGTCGGCTGAAAATGTTAGGCTGTTACCTGTAGCAGCGTCTCCAGGCGAGGTGAACAGTGCCCCAATCATCCAGTTGACACCCTGTGCGGTCGTACTCGACCCTGCCGTCTCGTATCCGAAGTTGGGGTCGATGACCACAGGGTAGACAGCGGCGTCCAGCCACCGCTGGTCTATGGTGATGGTCAGCATCCCCCCAGCGATATTGAGGTCGGCCCATACCTGCGCCCCCAGAGCGTCTGTCACCCGTGGCCGGTAGATATGGAACGCCTTGCCCGCTTTGTACTTGTCAGCCTCGGCCTTGCTGGGGTGTGCGTTCTCCTTCGTGGCGTGGTAGACGGCATAAGAACCCACTACGCTCTCAGGCCGTGAGTGACCGGAGGCAATCTCCTCTGCGGTCAGCGGGGACTGGTGGTAGAACTTGAGTAGCTTACTCTGGATGGAGAAGGTGATGACGTTGCTGGTCGGCTTGGCGAGGAGGATAACCTCTAGCTCGAACGCGCCGTTGTCCATACCGAAGCCCTGCGCGTAGAAGCGGGCCTCGCGATCACCCTTGGCCCAGACGACCTTCTCTTTGTCTACGGTTACGCTGGCCGGACCCGGAGCCGTGTCCAGCAACCGGATGGAGAAGTTGGCCTCGTTGCCCCAGCGTTTGATTTTGACTTGGGGCTGGAAGTCGGCCTGCTTGATGTCGCCGACCTCCACCTCCGGCTCCTTGTCCTTCGAGATGAAGGTGTTGGCCGAGAAGTCGTAATCGGCCTGTATCTCAGGCGACAGAACTATCTTAGGCAATCAACACCGCCTTGACCTTAGCGCGGGCCTCGGCTGCCGGATTCATCTACGCCTCAGCGTTGATCGTTATCTGGTAGGTGAACTCTACCGTGTCGAGGTTGACCACAGAAACGGTAGGGCTGATGAGAGAGCGGTCCATAAGCGAGCCCCCACCGGCACCGGTTTGGCTGGCGATGGAGTGCTCCTGCCAAGTCTCCGTCGCGTCAGCAGTCACGGTAGCGACGCTCTTGTAAATGTCGGCTGTCGCTCCCTCCACCTGCGTCCCCGTCGCCTCCAGTCCAGCGTCCGTTATCAAGCCGGTGTCCGCGTTAGACTCAGCCTGGGCGTTAGTGCCGGGCCGGTGGAACTTGAAGTCGCCCCACTCGGACGTCTCAGCCTGTAGCTGGTCCACTTGGAAGTCGCGGAACTCCACCGTGACCTTGCCGCGTGAGACTAACCCAACGTTTTCCATCCAGCCCATCTCGCCTGTGAACGGGTCGCGTTCTGTAGCATGGAAGTGCCGGATGTAGAGCTCGGCATAGGTACTGAGATGGAGGTCATGCCCCAACACCAGCCGGTAGTAAGCCCGGGGGATACCCTTCCAGATGTGATCGCGAAGGAATGCTAGCAGTCGGTGTCGCCAGGTGCTACGGGTCTGACGTTTCAGGAGGTATTGCCCCCGTGCTGGGTAGTAATGGCCGTCCTCGTCATCCCTGATTAGCCCGAGGCGACGATAGGGCTTGACCCTGCTTAGCTCAGAAAAGATTACGCTCATTCTGCACCTCCTGGCTTGCACTGCGGACAGGGCGCGAAACCCTGCTCGATAGCGACCTCATAGCTGTCAAGATAGCTGGCGTTATCGTTGAGCAGTTGCTCGCATGACCCCTTGTTATCGTGTATCAGGAACGGGCCGTGTCGGTGCGATACCCAGAAGCTGGCGTGCTTCCTGTTGTCGTGCCCGGCACCAGCACCAGCCCCCAAACCGCCCTTTGCCGCTGCCTGTTTGCCCGAAAGTCCACGCTTTGGATGCGCCATAGGTGTCCTCCTTAATCCAGCCCTGCTATTACCTTGCCTGCCCGCAACACCAGTTCGTCACCACGTAAGGGCTCCCCCTGCTTGCCGTCCTCGCGTTCGGCGAGCTCGCCCGAAGCCAGCTCCCGCCCAGCGCCATCGAACACGACCCAGCCCGTCACCGTTGATACCGATTCCCGCCAGGGTCCGAACCGAGCATCTGCAACACTGGCTACGGTAGCTTCAGTCGCAGACTCGAACCGGATCCGCTGCCGAGCATAGCCACCATCCTCTATCTCCGCCCCGCTACGTGTTAGGCCAATCATGAGATCGCCGTCGAAGATGATCCTCAGTGCGCGTGTCCTGGCGAAAGCGCTAAGCCCCATCGGTCTCCTCCTCGATTACGGCGACTATACGCCCCGCCTCATCCCGCTCTACAGTCTTGCGGACCACAGTCTTGCGGACCACCTTCTTCTGGGCAGCCCGCGGCAACCGCCTAACCGGGAGAATCGTACAGCGACATCTAGGATGCGCCGCCGGCCCCATGAAGCCGTTGTTGAACGGGCTCCCCACGGCTATCGGCCCCTGGCCCTCGGCGTCGATGCATGGCCCGGAAGGGTCACCTCCGTCCACGCGCTCGTCCCCGGCCGTCAGCCACTCCTTACCCTCCGTGCCCTGAGACTGGTAGCTCTTGATGGAGCCGTCTGTCTGCGCATTCGCCGTCTCGGTCCGTGCGATCATCTCCGCCCTAGACTTGCTGAACCCGAAGCCCGACCGCAGGTTCTTTGTAAGCGCCTGTAGGCTCTCGCCCTGCTCTATCGTCTGCGCCACCAGGCTGTTCACCCATCGCTTCGTGAACTCCACGACGTTGAGCCGCCCGCTCAGTTGTAGTAATTCAGATCCCCGGCGCCGGGCGAAGCTGGCCGCTAAGTCCGTCGCACCCAGCAGGGGACTCTCCACGAACCCAGCGTCTGCCAGCACGCCGCCGTAGAGCGTCTCGAACTCGCGTATCACCTCGTCGCCGTACTTCTGCCACCAATCCCAGTCATAGGAGTCCACGTCGCCGGGCTCCAAGGCATGAGCGTGTCGGGAAATACCAGCTACGGCAAGGCGAGCTTCTGCGACCGCGAAGTGCGTCGCCAGCGCCTCGGCCTCCTTGTTTAGCCTCTGCCGCCAGCCCCGCTCTATCGCCCCTTCCGATGAATCGACAGACCGCGACCTCGGCTCCTCTATGTATACCCTCTTGCCATTGACCGTTAACGAGGCAGTTAGCGGCTCCTCTCCCGCGCCTACCGCTTCCTGCAACTGCTGTGGCGTCGTCACGGTCGGTATCGTCCCTAGGGGCACCGTACCTAGCGGCATGAGGGGCACGTCGCCCCATTCCACCGGCTCCATACCGTCCCTCTCACGTATTTCGTTGACGAAGGTAACCGCGCCCTTCAGCCGTATCTCGTCCACCTCCGCCCCCTGCTTTCTGTCCCTTTGTAGAGATTCTATCTCGTCGTACCGCGCTATGAACCGCAACTCTTCGCCGAAATCCGGCCACAGATAGAACTCATTGAACTCGGCCAACGTGTCGTCTACTTGGTCAACGATCATCGTCCAGAAGTCCCGATTAGCCTCTGGTGCGTTCTCGTATGTCCGGTTGCCCAACCCTAGAAGCTCAGGCGCGAACTCGAAGACGCGGGCCACCTCCTCCACGCCCCACTGCTGCTGCACGACGAACTCCATGTCCTTGTGGGGTGGTTTCGTCTCCAACGCCTTCAATCCGCCGCCCAGCACCTGTGCCCTCGCCACCCGATCCGTCCCCTTGAACTTTCGCTCCAGTTCCTGTTCTATGCGCTCAACCTCCCCTGGCCCGGCATCCTCTGCCGAGAACAGTCGCCCGATCATTAGGGCGTTGTCAAAGTATTTCAGGTTGAACCGCTGCGCCTCGATGCCGGTGTCGATCTCCGACCGTACAGCGCCGATGGGAGACAGGCCGTTCAGGGGGTTGCCCGGGTCAACCATGTGGCGGAACCACACGATGTCCTCACGCGCCACCCGCTCCACCTTGCCGATAGATAACCTTCGCTCAAAGAACGCTGGCACCCACGGCTTGTCCGGGTCGGGGATCGGCCTCACTTGGTCCGGTGGCCATATCTCGAACTCTACCGGCGTCCCCAAGCCGTCCCGCCGTTTCACCCAGTAGGCTTTGCCATGTGTCAGCTTGTGCTGCTCGATTAGCCCGAAGCCCTGCCGTTGGGTCAGTGACTCGTTGACTCTCTTGAGAGCGTCTAAGGCGGGGTGCTCGTCAACCTCTACCTCTTCGCCGCCCTGATCCCTAACCAGCACGATACGCGGCTTCGCTACCGCCCGGGCCCGGCGCCGGATGGCGGCGAACACCGCCCCGTAGATCGCCACGATGTCGCTGTTGCTGCGGAACAGCCGCCGCGCCTCCGGTGTCGATAGCGTCTCTGATAGCAGGTCGTTGCGCTCGCCGCCGTAGTAGTCGATGGAACGCTGCCGACGGAAGGGGTTGATGCGCTGCCAGAAGGTGGGTTTAGTCTCGGTGGTCATCGCACTCCTGGGTCCTTTGACGCAGGCGAATCACCACGATAGCGACGCGCCCCCTCAACATTCCGGGCGTGGAGATCCGGTGCAGTCGGGGTAGGATGCAACGGCGTAGGATTGTGACCCCACTTCCGCCGATGAAACCAGCGGTCCACGAAGCCAGGAGTGAACGGCTCCCAACACTCGGTGCACGTCTCAGCCCCCATGTAATCAGGTGGGCCATAGGGTATCTCGGGCATAGGCTCAGTCATCGCTACCTCCTGTGATCCCCAGCGCACGACGCAGCCGCCACATCAGATACCGCAGCGAGTCGCAGCCGTGGCTAAAGGCGTGGTTCGCAGGGTCGGGGTCCGGCCTCGGGTCGAACGAGCCATCCGACAACTCCCGCGCCCTGTAGTTGCTCAGGCTTCGTATCGTCTCCTTGCACCTGGGATTGACGTAGTACCGCCGCAGATCGCTACCGGACAGGATCGCGGCCCGTAGTACGTCCTGGCCCTCTTCAACGTTGTGCTTGACATTCTTAGGTGGCGCCGCCCCTATGCCGTGCTCCTTTAGTTCAGAGCGCATCTGGACAGCCGAGGGGTCACCGACTGCCGCCGGCCACACCTCCGGCCAGGGCTTCGGCCACGGCTCCCTGCCATCCCAGATGGCCTCCCACTCCTCTAGGATTGGACCTTCGTAGCCTTTGAGGGCCACCACCATTCGTATGATGTCCCTGACCCACTCTCGCTCAGACCGGTTATGTCCCACCAGCTCGTTGAACTGATAGAAGGCTCCGTCTCGCTGCTGGACGAAAGCAATATGCGTTGGATCGGTAAACCCCCAATCATAAGCCAACCAGAGAGGGCCAGCACCTGCAACATAATCTACCTCCTTGATATTCTCCCGTGAGAACGGCGCGTAGATCAGCGCCTTGGCGTCCGGCTTCAGGCAAAGGTGCTGGGCTTCCCAGGTGTCGATGCCAACCCTGCGGTACATCCCGATAATCTCGTCGCGGGACCGCCAACCGTCAGCCTCCACCGCCCGGCCCTCGCACCACTGCCACAGCGGACACTCCTCACCGTTACATTCCGGCCGGTCCCCTTGCCCGTCGCAGGGCTCCATCGTCTCGAACACGCACCACTGATAGACCCGGGTGCCGGTCTCCTCAGCCTCATCCAGCGCCCTCTGCATCAACCCCAGCGATGTCTGCCGCGTAGAGGTCGCCAGGAACTGCCCCCGCTCCCTAGTGCCGTTGTAGCGCCTCTCTACAGGCATGGACTTGGCGTTCTCGTAGGGTTGGCGCTTGCCCTGCTCTAGCTCATCGTAGGTCGCTAGGTGGGGATGGCCACCCTGAGTCTGCGCCTCCGTGCCGGGCAGGATCTCGATCTTAGAGCCGTTCAGCCACACCGTCTCGCGGATATGCGGGTCCGGCGCCTTCGCCTGCAGCTTCCGCACGCCCTTATCGTCCTTGTGCCTCAGCCCGTCGCCGTAGTAGGTGTAGCAGCGTTTGGCCTGCGTCTCGATCGCCCCGATATGCGACACCTCGAACCCCGGCTTGTGGTGGTTGTTCGCCAAGTGTAGAGCGGCCACATCGAACGTCTTGCCGCCGGCGCGGTTCGCCAGGGCTAGCCCCTCTGATACCTCGTTGAAGAAGAATTCCGACACCAGATCGAGCGGCGCGTCGTGGCCAGGGCAGACCTCTTTGGCCGGGATGTGATGCCCCGTGGCGGCCTTGATCCAAGCGTTCAGCGCGTCGCCGTCCTTGGGGTAGACGTCGAACGGGTCGGCGTGGCGCGTCTTTATGCGGAGCGCCGCTCGCTGGGCCATCGTGGTTTCAGGCGCTAGGGTCACTTGGCAGCCCACTTGTCGTATTCGGCATCAATCCATCTACGGAAGCGGCGGTGGCGCCGACAATGCAGCCGATGAAACCAGCTCCACCGATACCACTTCGCCAAGCCCATCACGCGACCCCCTTCGCTATACGCTCAGCCTCCGCCACGACCTCCTCCACGGGTAGGTCGTTCTCCTTCGCTATGCGCTCAGCCTCGGACCGCAGCGCCGAGTAGTTGATCTTGACCTCGTAGCGATCGCGGTACACCTCTGGCCGGTGCGCCTTTAGGAGGAATATCAGCAGTGTGTCCGATATGCTCATGGCCCGTTGCCGTGCCGCCGCCTCCAGCACTTCGATCCCGTCCTCGATCGCGTCGGCCCACTGCTTGCGGAACGCCTTGTCCTTGTCGCGGTAGTCGTAGGCCGCCTGCCTGCTGATGCCCGCTGCCTGGCAGGAGGCCCGGACGTTACAGGTATCCCGTAGCACCGACAGGAACGCCGGCGCCCACTCGTAGTCGGGTCTGTCCTTTTTACGTGTCAAGTTGCGCCTCCAACGGTTTTCCACGTCCGACCAGCCAAAACGTGTTGCACGGCACCACGCGAGACGCCGATATCTCTAGCAATAATCCGTTGTGATCGTCCTTCCTGTGTCAACGCACGGATTAGGGCAACGCGCTCATTATTCAGCACCGCCCGAACATGAGCCTCCCCACGAGGCCTGCGCTCGGGATAGAGGCGCGAACCGTTGCGCTCCCCAAGCGCCGCTCGTCCTTTCGCATCACGATCCGCTATATTATCTGCGTTGGTGCCGATAAATAGATGAACTGGATTCAAGCACGGCGGATTGTCGCAATGATGGCAGACAAGAAAGCCATCAGGAATCGGGCCGATTGCCTGCTCGTATGCCCAACGGTGCGCTCGTCTCATGCCGTCCGGCGTTCTCACGAGGCCGTAACCATCGGTATCACGAGCACCTTGCCATTCCATACAATCGCCAACCCTCAACACGTTGTCTTGTAGCTTAGCTGGTAGCATGTTCAAGCACTGCCTTCCGACCCGTAAACTCTTCCCATCGTCGAACTGCTACATCAACATAGCGGCCTTCGATTTCCATGCCGTAGCATCGGCGCCCTAGGCGCTCGGCGGCGATCATGGTGGTGCCGGAGCCAAGGAAGGGGTCGATCACGAGATCGTTCGTCTTGCTGCTGTTCGTAATCGCTCGTTCACAGAGCGCGACTGGTTTCATCGTTGGGTGATCATTCGAGGCCGCAGGCTTGTCAGCTTCCCAGATCGAGCTTTCGCTTCGCGAACCCGCCCAACTCGTCGAGCCCTTCCAACCGTAGGCGATCGGCTCGTGCTGATAGTGGTAATGAGACCGACCAATACTGAAGTGGTGCTTGGCCCACACCAACCATTGCCGTGGAGGAATCCCTGCCGATTCCAGGGCTCCCAAGAGCCGAGCGCCCAACGGGCCGGGCGGCGCGAAGACGTAAGCATCTCCTTTAAGAGGCCAAGCAGTAAATGCGACCGTCCAGAAGGTGACCTGATCATCTCCGAGATCGTCGTTAGCGATCGGTATGTCGGGCCGATTCCTGTTGCCCCATTTAGGGTTGCCACCGCCAGCGCCCTCATACCCGACGCCATAGGGTGGGTCGGTCACCATCAGCCGCGCCTTCTCCCCCGCCATCAGCCGCGCCACGTCGCCTGCGTCCGTCGAGTCCCCGCACATCACCCGGTGATCGCCGCACATCCACACATCGCCCCTCTTCGACACCGCCTCCGCTTTCGGTACGGCATCGGGGTCGGTCAGCCCCTCCTGCGCACCGTTCAAGCCAGCACCTCGCGCTACGTCCTCCAGCAGCGCCGTCACCGCGTCGCTCCCAGGTTGCACGTCTGCTAGCAACGACTCCAGCGCGTCCTTCGCCGTCGCCGCCATGCCCGCCAAAGGGTCCAGCGTCGCCAGCACCAGCGCCTCCTCCTCCGGGGTGAGCTCGACATACTTGACCGGGATCTTCGGCTCCTGCCGGCTGATCGCCAGTGATACCCGCAGGTGCCCGTCAACGACGTGGCCGGTGATCTTGTTGACGATGACCTCCTGCACCCACCCCACCTCGTCTAACACGCCGCTGAGCGCGTCTTGCTGCGCCTTTGGATGTATCCGCCAGTTCTTCGGGTTAGCTAGAAGCTGGTCCGGCGCCTCGTCCCCGTGGCCAACGATGCGGTTACGCCAAGCAGTTGCTGCCATCATCGCCTCCGGTAGCGCCGCAACTGCGTCCAGTGGCGCAGCTTCCGCCGCAGCCGCTTACGCCGCTGGTGCCGGTGTGCTCCCACCACTCCGCAGCTCACTTGAATAACTCCGCAATAGAGTCACGGATACCCAGCACAAACAGCGGGGCCATGAACAGGAGAACCGTAGCGCCTCCCTTTATCATCAACCACGCCTTTTCCAGCGCTCCAATACGCTTCTCAACGACTGCATGGACGGAGTCGTTTGGCTCAACGTGAGCCCTGAACTCATCCTTTATCTCCCCAACGTCCTCCTGCATCGCAGCCGTTCGCTCCTCTAGCTTTCCCAGCACAGCAGCGATAGTCGAGAGCGGGTCATCCATTTACCGCCCCCTCAGGGCGTCGTACAGACCCCACGCAGCCACGGCGACGAACGTGATGGGGATGGTCAGGATCGCCAGCTCCTCGACTGTCAGCCACTCCCAGCGGACAACCGAGAACGCCACGACCGCCTGCACCGCCGCGACCCAGCCTGCTCTCGTCAGGCCGTCAGTGACCGGGTTGCCCGTTACACCCGTGACCCTATCCATGCTCATCGTCGCCTCCGTTTCTTCTCCGGCTTCCAGTATGCCATCTTCGCTAAGAACGCCACTCCACCGAACGCTGCAACGCCCGCAAAGGCAAAGCCGATGATGGTGACGATCTCGGTCTCCCCATCACTTCAGCTCCACTGTGTCCCCAAACAACTCTTTCTTAACCTCAGCCCAAGGCCGGACGCGTCCCTCTTTAACGTCCTTCACTCCTTCACGTATGCCTCGCAGGAGCTCAGATAGGGATTTCAGTGCTCCCTCCATTACAGCTTGTCCTTGACAGCCTTCACGGCCTGCTCATCGGTGTACTCTGAACCCCCGCCGTGGGGTGTGGCCTCGTGAGCGGTGACGGCGCGGTCGCTCGCCTGCTGTATAAGATTGAACTGGTGCTGGTTAAATCCATCTTGGTTCTCGCGGTTGACCTTCACCGCGAATTCCGCCTCTTGCTTGGCTATCTTTCGTACCTCTGCTTCGTCCATCTCGTCCTCCATCTCCACTTTCACGTCCGCGATGAATCGCGCTTCGTCAAATTGGTCGCCCGGGTCTGTCTTGCCCAGCTTGATTCCGTTCTCACAGCGGTCATGGCGCACGATGCCAGTAGGGACAGCGCCCGTCTGACGGGAAATCGAGATCATCACCGGCGGGATGCCGTACCGCTTGCAGTCCACCGCGATCTCTTGCACCAGGCGATCATAGATCGCGTCGCTGAACGGCTCTTGGGCCGGTGACTGCGCCAACTCGTAGGAGATGGCGTACTCGTCTATCGCGTAGGTGGACCCGGCCCCGCCATAACCTGCTGAATACGTCGGCATCTGGTTATCGTCCAGAACCGTGCCCAGCGAGCCGTCAGTGCCGATGACGTGAGAGAAGGACGATCCCCATGCGGGATTACCACTGGCATCCCTGCCCCCAACGTTGTTAGGCGACTGCACCCAGTTGAGCGCCGCCTGCATCTGCTTCGCCGGCGGCGTGTTGCCCCGGGTAGCGTGGATCTCGATCATCCGGATGGGCTTGCTGCGCGGCTGCCAGAGCCAGCGCTGCGGCGTTACACGTATATCGCTCACGGCTCACCCCCAGGGGCGCAGAGGGGAGTCACCAGTTGTTCCATTTCCGCGCATGTTCGCGGAACAACGCCAACTGCTCCGGTGTTGGTCTCGACTCCCCATCGTGCCAGTTCATCACCTCGAACACCTTCGCCCCATTAGGGAAGCCACTAACTGTTGTGTGTGCCGTTTCCAAGCCCTGCGATCGCTTCTTGCTCACCGCCTACTCCTCACTACCCGCTCAGCCTCAGCCACCAAGGGCTCAGCCTTGTAACACTCTGGGATGTCAGGGAGCGGCGCGTACCAGTCGTGGATGCCGGCGTCCGCCTGCCTGCCGGCGGGCAGGGTCGGTTTGCCCCGTGTCACATCGGACACTGACCCATCGACAGGGAACAGGAAGTCTATCCACATTTCCAGCCAGCATTTCATCATGCAAAGAAAAAGACCCGACTCTCCTTTCGGGCCATTGGAGATCGGGCCGTTGGCGACGGGGCTAACCGCCGACTTTTATTCAGCTCGGGATCGGATTACCTAGTCGCCCACTCTTCACCTCATCGGATGCTTTATCTGCCGCCATCTTAGGCTCCACCACCTCAATTGTCAATGCGTGTTCACCGTCTCGCCTTACGCTGTAGAGACGGCGGCAGTTCGGGCACCGGACTCGCTTGAACGGCACCGACAGCTCGCCGGGCAGTTGGTAGCCGTCGAAGTTGCACCACCAGCGGCGGGGCTCAGTCACTCGCTCTCCCACGACGTTCACGCATTAGCCCCTCAATGAAGCCGATGATGTCTCTCAAGCACCCGTTGTTCCACACAACACCAGACTGCGTTTCCATGACATACTGCCGCCACGGCCCGTACCACTTGATGACGCCAAGTTGATCCCCGTGATTGCGCGAATCGACGCTGTAAACCTGCGTCTTGCCCGTGTCGCGGGTTAGCCGGAAATCCAGATACTTGCTAGCCATTCGCCGTCTCCTTTTCGCGCCTAGCGCTCACGTGATGGGCTCGCCCCAAACAGAGTGAGATCAGTTCGTGCCCTGTGCCACGGGCGCATCCTCGATAGGAGGGCCTCGGTGTGTTTGCAGCTACCATCCTTGCGGTAGTGGCGCTTCCGGCCAAAGCAGACAAGACTATGCCGCACGCGAGCGCCGCGACCATCGGAGAACAAGACGATCATCTCTTTCCGGTCGCCGAGCAAAATCACTCCGCCTCCCCTGGGGCTAAGGCAGCACGGGCCTTCTTCTTGGCTATCTCCTGTACTTCAGGGCCGTGACCGTCGCTAGTCTCAAAACACTCCGGCGTACAAGCATCAGGATGAGTGTAGTCGAACGCTTGCAGCATCAAATCCAGCGCCCGCACCAGCACCGCTTTCTCCGCGTCGCAGGCCGGTGTGTCGGCTAGGAAGGCGCGTAATTCGTCATCAGCCAGCCGCTCTATCTCAGCAGGCAACGCCCCATACTCGTGAGCCTTATCACGGATTCTTGTTAGTGCCTCCAGCGCCTCCGTGCATTTCGTCATGGGCTGGCCTCCAAGCGAGCACAACGCGCACAGACCCCTTCCTGCCTGCGCTCAGATCGGATGAGGTAGACCTTCTTGCACCTGCGGCAGCGCGGGACAGTTTGATACCACGCGAGCATCCCCCTCGTGGTGCCCTCAGACCTTACTCTACCCACATCTCTTCTCCTTCCCCCTGGCCTCGGGCGTGGCGTCGATGGCGGCCTCAATGTCGTCAGCCCAGCCCCTTAGCTCTCGCCGTACCTCATCCGGGGGTTGCCCACCAAGAGTAGCGAGACTGGGGCCACGACGACCTTTTGCGGCATCATCCCCATCAAACCAATCCGCCAACAGTCGTAGCTTGTCAGGGTCGGGCAGCGCCTTCCCGCGCCGCTCTGCCAGCGCCTTGTAGCCGTCGCGCTCACGCTGGGCTTGGACTGCTAGGCGGGCCGCCACCTTGAGATTTTCCCCAGCCTCCGTCAGCGCGGCCTGTAGGCGGGCGTACCCTTCTCGTAGTTCAGTTACATCGCAAGGCCACATCTCACCGCACCGACCGCAGGTAGAACCCACCTTAGCGTGCATGGGGCCGCTGAAGTCGCCCCGCTTAGCGTTGGGGTGGAGGTAGTGGATCGCGTTGCAGGCTGAACACGCCTGCGCCTCCTCCAGCGCCTCCAGGGCGGCGAGTAAATCGGAGCGGGCGTGAGCAAAGAACCAAGCATCCTCATAGCGAACATCCTTGGCCGCGATATAGCCGCGTCCGTCTTGCACGTTGTAGCGATTCTCGGTAAGGGCAGTGACTTGAAACTGCATCGGTGTCGCCGCCTCGCACCGCGCCCTGGCCGCTGCTGGGTTAAACATCACAGGCGCTTCATCTTTAGCCATCGTCTCAGCTCCTCCTTCGTACGGATGCGAATAAGCGTCAAGCCGTACGGGCCCAACCGATACTGTAGCGCCATCACATAAGCGCTCGGGTTATCCATCATTCGCCTCCATTTCGATATGGGCTCAGCTCCACGACTACCTTCTTCTCCCGCGCCAGCACCTGCTCGATCTGCGGCCAGCTCGCCGGGCGCCAGCAGAACACCTCCGCCTTCCCCGTGCCGGCCAGCACCCGAAGCCAGTCTCGTTGCTCGTAAGTCAGATCAGCGTTCACCTTCAACTCAGCCACCACCACGCGCTCACCACGCCCCATGAACAGATCGGGCCAGCCCTTCGGCGAATGCAAGCTATACTTCGTCCAGGCCACCTTCCAGCCGAGCATCTTCGCCAGGTCCACCACTTGCCGCTGAAAGTCGGATTCTCTCAAGTCACATACTCCCCGGCCTGGTGCACCGCCGCCATAAGCTGCTTCTGGAAATCAACGCTCTCAGCCTTGGACATCTTGCCGTACGGCCAGGGCTGAGCGTTCTTGAACTCCCGTTCCTCGCCACAGAGCTTGCAGCGACCCCACGATGTCGGGCCTTCCGGGGACTCGATCAGCCAGTGGTGAGCGCAGGTGGCTGCGACGGTCATGACTTGGCCAAGGAGGGCGATGCACCAAAGCCGCTTACTCCCACTTGTGCTGCTACCTCTCGGTGGTCATCCAGTGTGTGCGGGCCAGCCGGAGCCGCCCCTAGTTCAGGGGGCTGACACGTCTCGCAGATGAAATCGAGACAGCCAAAACAGAAGGCCCCCAGCCCAGCGTCTTTCCCACACAGCGCGCAGGGCGTTGCGCCTACTAGGAGCTTCAGATGGTCGAGCCTCTTGGTGAGGTTCTCGACGGCGTCGATATGCTCCAGCGCCTCTTCGATCTGTTTGAACCGTTTGGTCGTTCTCTTTATGCTCATGTCCTCTCCCTTCACCAGCAACTCGGCCAGCCTGCCGCCGTCCCTGGGCTAATCATCGACGCCCACACAGCCACGTTGAATCCCTGATGGTAGGGGTTGTAAGGGTCGGTGAGGCCAGTGACCCCCGACACGATACCCCACGTCCCAGGGTCGAACTGAGCCAGCCCCAGATGGTAGCCGCCTGGGTCGATTCGCCACGTGGACTCGCACCGGATCATCGCGTCGATTCGCTCCTCCGGGTAGGCTCCACTGGCGGCACGGTAGCCCTGGAAGAAAACAGCGACGGTTCTAGTGAGCGATACCGTTTCAGCCGCTCCCGCCGTAGGCTCACCACCCACTTCTCCGTCCACGGAGCCCGCATCGACAAGCTCTCCGGCAGCGGAAGTCGGTGTACGTCCTGGTGAGGGCAGAACAGGTGCAGGAAGCGGAATACTGTGTGCGCCCAGTGGCGTAAGGCGCGCATCTAGAGAGCCTTCCCGCACCACGAACAACTCGTAGTAGGTATCGGCTTCCGCCGTGGCGGCATTGGCCCGCGCAGAATAAACTTCACCGCCCCGTAGGTCGTCGTCTGAAACGCCGAATGTGTACACCTTGCCATCCGTCCCTCCAATCGCTACCAGCCCCAGAAGTAGGGCCAGGGCTAAGAATCTTACGTTATCCCCCGGCTTGTACCGAGGACTGTTTCCTCTCGCCCAATTCCAGCTCGGCATATTTCGAGACCTCGATGTCAGCACACACCCAGGAGCAATACGTGTATTTCTTGCCGTACTCTCCCTGCCGAATCTCTATCAAACCCGCAGGTAATCCCGGATACGCGCCGCCGTCCGAAGACGCATAAGCCTCCGCTGGCGTTTCTGACGTACATAGTTCCCTGTCGCATCTATACAGGCTCTCGTAGCTCACAGTTCGCCTCCCATCACGATATGCGTTGCGCCAACTTTTTCGTGAGATCGAAAATCGAAACGAAAAATTGGCTATTAATGACTCTGCTACTAAGCAGGTCCCTATGTAATACAGCACGGCATAACGCTAACGGGGACGGGTACGGGTACGGGGCTAGGAGAATGTTGTAGCAAGCGTTTAGCATGGCGCTAACCACGTTGCTTGGCTTTCGCTAGCCCGCCGGCCTGCCCAGCACGGCGGTTATTCTCCCGCCTCTCCTCCAGGGATTTCCGTGACGGGTTGTACTCCAGATAATCGTGGATGGCGTACCCTGTGCCGTTCCTCTCCCACAACCCCACCTCAACTAGCCGGTCGGCCAGCTTCCTGGCACGGGCACGGGTGTACTGGCCCAATCCAGCCAGTGACGCATCCGGTATCGCCCCGTCCGTCAAGTGCTGGGCCGCGTAACACAGCCCCGCTACGTGGAGCCACGCTGCTGCTTGCCCGGCGGCCTGTACCTTTGGATGAGTGGCAAACTCGTCACTAACCTTTACCCAGCTCACGCCGTTGCCCTCCGCACCGCCTGCGCGATCGCTCGCCCCATCGCCATCGGGACACCATTGCCGATGACCGACCGCTTGCCGTGCATGGTGAAGGGCATCTCCTTGGTGAAGTCGCGGGGCAGGCCCATCGCCTCACAGGCGTCCTCGATGGGGAGGACCGAACCCATGCCAGGGAGCGGCCCGCCGCCCTTCTCCTTGCTCCGCACCCGCGCACCACTGGACGCTACGCGGGCATCGGCGACGACGCTTCTGTGAACACGAGACCCGTGTGGTAGGACACCGCCCTTGCCGTGCGTGCGCTTGACTTTACCGCTTCCACCGACAGCAACCGGAACCTGCCTGCTATCGGCGACTATCGAACGCTCGGTGTCCAGCTCCATCAGCGCCACCCACGGGATGTCCAGCGGCCTACCGTCGAGTGTGCCGAACGAGAACCGGCGTGGCCGCGGCTGCACACCCCCAACCCACTTGTCCCGCACCATCGCCGCCCACGTCTCGAAACCTGCAACATGGGGTATCGGCGCATCCGGCACATTCTCCATGAGGAACCAGAAAGGGCCCGCCTCGGCCACGACCCGCTCGAACTCCGGTATCAGGTTGCCGAAGCGCGGCTGGTGGCCGTTGTGCTTGATGAGGTGGCGGAGAGCTGAGAACGCCTGACACGGTGGTCCGCCTATCACGCCCTCGAACACACCCGTCGGCGGATGAAACGTGCGGATGTCGCCGCCCCACAACAGATCCGGCCCACGCACGACGCAGTAACCCTCCTCCTCGAAAGCGCGGCCCAAGAGGTCGATGCCGGGGAAGATGGAGAGAACTAAACCGGGCTGCACCGATGCTTACTCCAGTCCGCCAGCTTCACCAGCGCCTTGCAGCCGCCGCACAGGTGGGCGTAGCGACGCCGGCCCAGGATCTTCAGCCCCAGCCGCCACTTCGCGTACTTCACCAGCGGCGAGTTCGCCATCACGTCTCCCGTTCTTGCAGTTGCAGCAGTCCTTCAAGTGATAGCGCACCCCAGTCAGGCCCATCGATATCTTCTCCGCGATCTCCTTCTGGAGGAGTCCTGCCTGTCGTAGTTGTACGATCCGCTGGTGCAGACGTATCGTGTCAGCGTTGGGCTGGTAGAGGCCAAAGGCACGCCTTCTCATGGCTCCCCCTGCGGGGGCTTGCCCTGGGGAAGAGGGGTCATCGGAGAATCACCGCCATGAGTTGCCTCCCGATGTATTCCGTGTAGGCGGGCGGGATGGCCTGGCTCAAGTCATTGCCCGTCATCCAGTCGATGCCCATCGCCTCCGGCCCCACGTAGGAGCCGATGTCGCCCACGACCGTCACGAAGCCGCCAGCATCCCAGTGGCCGCGACGGTTCTTCTTCCGGCGGTTGACGCGGGTTAGATGCCCCGGGTGGTCCTGCTTCCAAAGGAAGGCGTTGCTCTCGAAGATGCGGTGGCGGTAGCTCCGCAGGCCGAACGGCGCCGCGCACAAGACGAGATCACGCCTGAGCGGCGCGCCGATGACATTCTCAATGACCCATAGAGCGCCCGAGGATTCCAGCCTCGCCCGGGTGGCTCCTACCAAGTCCTCATAGCCCGAAACATCGACCACGCTCTTGAGCGCCGTGTAGCGTTGGCACGGCGGACTAGCATGGATCACGTCGAAGCCGTCGAGCGGGAACGTCATCGCGTCGGCCCGCACGAACTCGAACGGGTAGCGCGGCTGCGGATCAATGTCCACGCCTACGACCCGGAAGCCTGCACGATGGTAGCCCATCGATGCACCGCCGGCCTTACAGAACAAGTCGAGCAGGATCGGCGTCGCCTTTTGCCCGCTCATCGCCCCTCCATGAACACCAGTAGGTCGTTCGCGCAGCCGCACGGCCCGCAGTCCAAGCCGGTGTGCTCCTCCGGGTGTGCCCCATGCCATGCCAGGCGCTCCGCCGCGATCTCCGGCGCCGACCAGCGCTGCACCGACACCCGCTCGCCCGACTCCACCCCCAACCTCTGCGCCAGCGCCGCCACCGTGGGGGCCTCGCCGTAAACCCCGTAGTGCGCCACCGCCGCCTCCATCGCCACCTTGCCGTCATCTAGGGACCGCCTGCCGATCGACTGCATCAGGCTCTTGGAGTCCGTCAGCTTCCCGATCTGTTCGACGACGTGAGTGTCCGATGTGACACAGATGGCCCAGATGTTGGCGTAGGCGTACAGAGTCCGGCGTGACGCCCCGAACCGCTCGTAGGCAGACTCATTCCAGACTTCGTGTCGTTCCTTGAACGTCCACACCGCCTTGCACTTCACCAGGAAGGACAGCCCTTGCCGCTTCTCAGCCGACTCGTATAACACCTGGAGTTGGTCGTCGGACAGGTCGGCCCAGTCGTCGGAAAGGGGAGCTGGTGGAGCGGAGGGGAGTCGAACCCCTGTACCGCCGGTTCCCTTGCGGGTTTTTCCTTTGGTCGAACCTTCCCGCCCCTCGCGTTGGATAGCAAGGCGCTTAGCCTCAGACTTCGATATAGTTGGCAGACCAGACTCCCGCCCTACCTCCCGCTGGCCATGTACCTCGAGCACTCGGCGCATTGGCAACTCGTCGCGTGCGACATCGGGCATCACCTCCTTCTGATATCTCGGATGCTTGACTATCCGCGTCCCCTTCGGGTTCCGCACGATGTAGTAGCCGTCCGCGATTTCGTCTGTGTAGCCTTCAGTCGTGACGGCCTTATGGTGCGGCGGACATAAACACTGGATGTTGTCGGGGTCGTCTCGCCTCTCCGGTGAGCCGCCCATGCCGCGAGGGTCTACGTGGTGGTGCTCCACGTCCAAGCGGCCGCACCAGCACTCGTGAAACTCCGGCGACGACGGGAACGGGCACCACTCGATGCGGCACATCGGCTCGCGCTCTAGCCCCTCTGCGGGTGCGGGGTGCGTAGATGTGCCGGTCACGCTCTACGCTTCCTTCCCGTGCGCTTGGTGATAGGGTATTTTACGAAGGGGTTTTCTCCCGGCTCACCAGGATCAACCATTATGCCCTCAGCGTTACGCATCAGCGTGGTTTGGCTAGGCTCAAAGAGCCGCCCCAGCCATCGTAGAAGCCGTCTCATCGGGATAGCCTACGCTTCCTCAGCCGCGGCCGGCCACGAGTGCGTCGCATGATGACGTTCACCGGCTGCACGTGGTCTGACCGCACCACGACGGCGACGTGGCGGGCCTGTCCTCTCGGCCCCACGACCGTTTGGTGCGCGTACTCCGGCGCGTGGCCCCGCTTGTAGCGCAGGACGAAATGCTTGTGGCCTTGATGCCGGGCGAGGACTACGCCGTAGACCCGCCGGACAACACCCCTGTAGCGCACGTGGGTCGGGTCAGAGGGGGTCGGCGGCACCACTGGGCGGAACGGGGGGCCGCTGCCGTTACCGGCTACCTGGGGGGCTGATTGTGCTTCCGTAGCGGGATAGCTCACGTCGCCTCGCTCGGTGCTTCCAGCAGCCAGCCCCGGCGTTGAGCCTCCGGTATCTCCTCAAACACCGTGCGGCCCGAAGGCGTCAGCATGTAGGGCAGGAACTCTTGCTCCAAGTCCACCAGCCCGAACTGGATCGCCTCAACCTTCGCCTTCAGATACCAGTACAGAGCGCGTAGCTTCTGCTTGCGCTCGCGGTCGTCTTCGTATCTCACCACGAGCCGGAACGCCATCCGGCCACCGTCCCACTCCAGCCCTGCCTCCAATGTCTCCTGCCCCTGGAAGCTACTCCAGCGGAAGCCCACGGCCCCGACCCTTTGCAGCAGCTCCTCTACCTGTTCCTTCGAGCGATGGGACGGTACGGCGGTGTTGGCGTAGGACTGGAGGGCGCTGCCGCGTCTAGCCATGCCCATTCCCCCCTATCGTCGTCAACGGCGCGTACTTCGCCGCCGCAACCACCACCGCTATGCTCTGGGCCTGCGCGAACATCCCCTGGAAGGCTCCCCAGACAGTCGGGGCCACAGAGATCAGCACTAACGGCCCCGGCGCCAGCCCTTCAAGGAAGCCGATGGCCACCACGTTGGTCCAGTCGGGGAAGAACACTAGGGTAGCGGTGATGGTCACGACGCCTTTCCTGTCATTGGCGACCGCCGCCTTACTCTGTCGTGGTCTTCGTGCGCCTCGGCATGACCAACGAAATCCTGAGAGTCACAGGCGGAGGGGTGGCTGTAGAGAAGTATTCGCTTGAGCACGCAGTCGTGATAGTTCGCCAGCTCTCGCACCCAGACCGTCTCAGGGATAAGGGTTCCCTCTGGCATAGTCGTGGGGTCAAAGTGAAAGCGGTAGCCATCATATCGAATCACTGGCCCAAAGCGCCGTTGCGGGGCTTTCATTCCCCTGTCGCCTTTCCCGTGTCCTCCGTCAACTGCGCGTAGGCGTTGACGATCCGGCAGGCGTCCTCGAACGACTTGCCGCCCACCTCATGCCGCCGCACCTCCGCCAAGTAGGGCTGCGCCTGCTTGTACGTCCCACCCTTGTCCAGCCAGTGTTCCCGTATCGCCCCCTCACCATCGCTGGGCAGGCTCAGGGCGGCGCAGATCGCGGCGTGTGCGTCCTTGTCCGGCCATGATGTCGTCGCCTGGCCGAAGAGAGCGGAGCGGCCTTCATCGTTTGTGGGCTGATCCGACTGCGGCTTTGGTGCCAACGCCGGCGGCTTTGGTGGGGCACGACGCGCTGGCGGCTTCGGCGCTGGACGCGTTGCCGCCTGCATTTCGTCAGCGCTGGCGATGCCCTCCGCAGACCCGAAGCCCGCAAAGCCCAACGCCCGGCCGACAGCCGATGTCTCCGCAACCTCTAGCGGGGCTTGGCCCTCGACGCTCGTTGCCTTCTTCATGGAGTGGGCGTGGCCGGTGAACGTTCCCGCCGCACACCTTACCGTTGCCCTGACAACGACTTGCTCCGCATTGTCCTCGGTGATGGCCGTGGTGATCTGAACCTCTTGGCCGTTACGGTCTTTGTGCAACAGGGCTACCCGCTCGGCCACGGTGACGTACTGGTTGCCGTGTATCGTTACTGGCATATCAGCCTCCGAGCGCGGGCCGGAACGCCCCGCCCTGCGCCATAAAGAGCACGACGAAGAAGACGAACAGCGCCAGCACAATCAGGCCGATCGTCAGCCAGGGCCAAGTCCAGCCCATCTCCTTCGGCCACTCCCACTGTTCGGGGTAGCAGATCGTGCAGAGGGGATCGGTGCACTTTCTCATGCCGCCACCTCGCAGTAGCATTCGCCCTCCGAGTGGCATCTTCCGCGACACATACAATGGCAGGTGATTTTCCCCTCTAGGCATCGGCGGGTGCATTTCTCGTGCGAGCCGGATTTCTCTATCGGGATGGTGGCGCTCCGCAGCGGACCGTCAACCTCGCAGACGGAGCACAGGGCCATCGCTGGACGCTTCTCCCACCGGTCAGGCGGCTGCGTCCTGGTTGCGATACGGGTTCCTGGAAAGTGTTCCGGGCCCTCTTTCAGCACTGGCGGCTGCGGGCCGTCGTTGGGGCATGACACCCAGAACGAACGCATCACCTTGCTCTGGCCATAATTCTGCACCGGCTGGATGACCAATCCGTTCTGACGGGAGACCGGGGCCTTGATGTAGTAGGTCCTGATGTCCGTCGGTGTAGTCATCGCGTCATCTCCGCCCGCATCTCCGCTGCCTGTTGGGGGCGTTTGTCCAGATCCCGCGCCTCCCACTCCACTACATACTGAGTTGGCACGCGCCCTTCCTTGAGGGTTTGCAGCCATTCGATGCGCCGGTCCGAAATCGCCGCGTCAAACTCGCTGGCCAGCGCCTCTACCCATTCGTCGGCGATGGGGCATTCGCAGGGGTTTCGCTGTGAACCGTCGAATACGCACGTCGAGCACCGACGCCTCTCCAGCAATGCCCTGAAACCGTCATCGACTTCTGCCTGCTCCTCCAGCCACTCGACGGCCATCTTGACGAACTCAGGCGGTGCTGTATCCTTCGTGGGCGGCTTAGGCTGGGTCATGACAGCGCCTCTTCGATGGCGGCACGGGCGTCGATGTCCCAGAGCTGCGGAGCTTCCAAATCGAAGTGCGTCGGCCGCTCATCCATGGCGATGCGGAGCCTAAGCAACTTCAGTAGTTTGGGTGCAGCAACCATGAGATGAGCTAGCGCACGCGCCACTTCAGGGGAAATGCCAACGTTGCTGCCGTACACCTCAGCCACGCCGGCGCTGGCGTTCGGCCCGATGCGACACGCGATCTTGAAGTCGTGTTCGCCCGGGCGCTGCTCTCGGACGAACAGCTCCATTTCTGTGTAGGGCCGTGTGGTATCCTTTTCTCGATTGGTTTCGGTGGTCATTCACCGGCTCCTTTCATGCGGTCTAGTTGCGGCTAGGCCGCTTTTGCTACTAGCTTGCCCGGCCCGCCGCCGCCATCGCCTGTTTAGCCCTGTAGGTCGGGTGACCGACATGGAAATGTCGCCCGAATCGGCATTTATAGGCGTGAACCCTCTCGCCCTTGTGGCGGAGGAGGGAGCGCCGAGCCTGGTCCGCTAGGTCGGCGGTCTCATAGGGCTGCTTCTCCGTGCAACTGATCCGGCGGAGGTGGCGGAGACTACTCATTTGTGCGGCGCAGGGAGATGGGGGAACCCGAACCCCCTGCGCCCCTCCTCTCTCTCCTTCGCCCCAGCACGACCCCCGACCGCAAGGGGGGCCAAAGGTCGGGGCCGTGCTCACTAGGAGTCGCCGTGCTGGGGGAAGGAGTCATGACTGCGCCTTTCCCGTGGAGAGCGAACGCCACGGGCTCGGCACGTAGCGAGGGCGGCGCCCGTACTGTTCGATGAACTTCATGGTTGCCACGCGCAGCGTGCCCGTCGGAACCGCCTCGCCGCGAAGGTACTGCCTGAGCGCGGCTGTTGCGCCCGGCTTCCGTTGGTCGATTTTCTCTAGATACTGCCTAACGGTATACCAGCCCATCACGCCAGCCCCCAAATCTTGATTTCCCGGTAGTGCCCCTGCGGCCGCGTCGTCGGCACCGTCCGGCCCGTCGCCACAAATCGCTTCTGCTTGTCATGGAACAGCGCACCCCAGCAGTTCGGGTGCGGCGCCGGGTCATCGCGCATCCACTTCTGCACATCGTCTGACGTCACCCAGCCCTGTAGCTCGCACAGCCGCACCGCCGCCAGCCGGGCCCGCTCTAGCCACGGGTGGCGCTCCAGGCTGGCGATCCCCGCGTCGCGCAACTCTTCGCCCGTGGGGGCCAGATCGTCCAGGGTGAGCTGGCGCTCGGCGACGATCATGCCGCTCCTTCGTCCGCCGTGACCCTGGACTGAGCCGCGTCCAGAATCCCGGGTGCCCAAAGGGAGTAGGTCACGGTGGGGGAAGGAACGCTCACGCCGTTGCCTCCTGGCCGTTGGGCAGGATGGTGGTGAGGGGGATTCCGGTGGCGAAGGAGAAGGCGCGGGCGTTACGCTCACTCCAAGGAGTCTCCCCGCTTAGAAGGCGGCTGACTGTGCTGGGATTAACGCCCATGCGGCGGGATGCGTCGCTCGCGGTCATTCCGCGCAGTGCAAGTGCGGCTCGCAGATCGCGTCGTCGCTTTGTAGCCATGCATCCTATTATGCACAGCGCAAGGGCGTTGTCAACCCCTAGCGCGTGAAGATTGCGCCGTTCGCCGGGCTAGTCCGCCGCCTCTAGAATAGCTCACCCCACGTAAGCGAGACGGTCACCTCTTGACTGCTGCCGCTGGTCGCTTCTGCCGTGATAACAAATACCTCTCCTGGCTCTATGGCCTTGTCCAGTTCATGGAAGTTGATTATCTCCGAATCCAACTTTCCTAGAACCGTCGTGAGTAATACCCTTCCCCCCGATACGCCACTGGCTGCGGTATCGGTTGCAACGACCGATGTAGCGGCATCTACGTCGGCAAACGCTGGAGTCCCTGTGAGTGTGGGGTTAAGCCTGATCCTGAAGATAACCGGCTTGCTTGACTCTGTAGCCAAGGAAACAAACTCTGACTTTACCGCTACTCGGTTCAGGGCGCTCTGATGCACAACCCTGTTCTTAACACTCAGGATGGGGAGTTCTGTGGCCGCCAGATTTGTGATGTTATTGCTCTTGGAGTTAAGCACCGACAGCCCAACATTCTTGCCCTCCACGAAGCCAGCCATCGAAGACGTCTTGATGGTCAAATTAGAGGTGTTGCTCACATTCTTCGACATGATATGAAGGGGCAGAGTAGGGTTCTGTAGAGACGGTTCGATGTTCGCGTTGGCGTAGGCGATTCGGTGGACTACGTGATAGTCGCCATCGTCAGGGTCTTCGATTGAGAAGGTAATCAACCCAAACCCCAACCACTGGTACTTGATTTCGTAGACGTTGCCCTTGGTGGGGTCGAGAGTTACCCCAGACTCTCCCGTCCCATCGAACTTATCGGCGTTCCAGCTTGACTGAGCAGTGAAGTTATTGGTCGTTGATACCCCTGCGACCGTTTCAGCGAACGTCCCTGCGGCTCCTGTGGAGTCAGCAGTGTCATCTAGCGAGAAAGCCCCACCCTTGTTGCCGTCGCTCCACGCCTTGAAGATGATCGTGGCGTTGTTAACTGTCGCGCTCCAACCAAGCCCCGTGTCAGAGAAATCGGCGTCTGCTATCTTCACCGCAACCTCTCGGGCGGTGTCGTTCAGCACGACGGCGACCACCTTCGATACCCCGTCAAGGTTGATGGTGATGTTGCCAGAGGAACTACCCGCTCCCGCGCTGATGGTGAGGGTCTGAATCTCCGGCACGCCTTTCTCTCTTCTCAGGATTGAGAATGTTGTGCCGTTGTAACCGAAGAAGAGGCCGTCCCCTACTTCCCCAACACCCGCGACCTGAACAGAGTTAGCCACCCCAGTTGTGAAGAGGGCGGTGAACCTTATCAGTGCCCCCTGGCCGGGGTTGTACTTGACGGGTATTCTGGAGAGCATATGGGCCGCTGAGTTTGCCGAAGCCCCGCTCTGCATCACCGCCATCCCATCGGCCTGGGTGATTGACCCTAAGTTGTTCTCCCGCTTCTCTATAAGGTCGGTGTTGATGTTATAGGGAAACTGAAGCTGGACCACGGGTGTAGGCTCAGCAACAGAACCCTCTCCGAAGGCTGTCTTTGTAGGTATATCTACTGAGAAGTAACTCATTATGTTATATGCCAACTACTCCCATCACAAATTATCATCATGGAATCGTACTGAGTGGATATTATACGTGTTGTCGCCCCGTCGATTGTCTCGCTGGCGTTCCCGTCCACTGTCACCGCGTTCCCTGACGAGTCAGTTTTTTTAATATGGTAGATAATTCCAGACACTCCACTTGCTGCGGGGAGGGTTATAGTGAACGAGCCTCCGCTAGCGTCACAGAGGATTACGTGGTCACTAGAGGTCGCTGTATATGCTCCTGTCTTGGCAACAGTAACCCTAGTCAAACCACCACCCAGTTTCAGGGTGCCCTTGCCCTCTACGGCGGCGATGGCCTCTGCATCGGTGTACTTGGCGTGGCCGCCCGCCGCGCTCCCGGCACCGTAGTTGATGTGCAGGCCCAAGATCCGCATGGTGTCGGTGTCGGACTGGAACCTGATCGCGATGACGTCATTGGGCTCGATGCCCCCAAACAGCCCCGCCACGGCGACCAGGGGCCATTCCGTTATCGCATCGACATCGCCCGCGGCGATAGCTAGCGTCTCATCAAGCGCCTGCCGGGTGTCGGCGTTGTGCGCTTCCCCTGCTGTCGCAACCGAGACATCGATGTCCGCCTGTATCGTCTCTTCGGCGGCGGGGATCATCACAACGCTGATCGTGTTGAAGCCGGTCCACTCAGCGGGGACGTGCCAGAGGAACGCGACCTCGTTCGCCGCCCCTGCGGTATTGTGGGCCCAGTCGTCAAGGATGGCGTCGTGAGCGTCTTGCGTGGGAAGAATGAATACGTCTAGCGTTACCGCGTGGCCGTGGTCCGAAGTCGCGGCGCCGCCGGGGGTGATGTCCGACTCGTCATGGGTGTGATCTGCCGGCGTGATCGTCGCGCCCTCGACCAGTTCCTCGCTGCGGATGGTGCGCGAGACAAGCTCTCGCGGCGCCTCCGGGGGCTCCTTGAGGGCATCGTGCCGGGGTATCGCCATTACACCATCGAGTGAGCCTTTAGCCAAGAGTTCTCGAAGATGGTGGTATTGGTAGCGTGCGCTGAGTTCTGCGCGAACTGCAACTGGAGGTCGCCCGCGTTCCCCGCGTTCTCTACGGAACCCATGATGTGAATTATCCGGTCTACCCCCGTCTCGGTGTCATACGCCTGGGCCGTGCCGCTAACCTTTATCACCTTAAGCTCGGCGTGAGTACTACCTGCCGACAGTAGTGGGCCTATACCAGCCCAGACCAACGTCGCACCAGCAGGGACAGTGAAGGCTATCTTGATGTCACCACTCGTATGACCGACACAATCGATGAACGCCTCAAAGGCGTGGGACTCGTTTGCAACCATCGGTATCTTGAGGTCGTCATCGTCCTGTAGGGTCGTACCCGTATCACCACTGCTAACCGACTGGTCAGCGGACTTCCGCACAATGGTTACAGGCGTGTCCCAGGTCGTGCCGTTGTCAACGCTCAAGGTCTTGGTGTCGGTGGCGAAGTAGGTGCGCCCCGCTTCGCCCGCGGCTGGCCGGCTGCCCGCAACGCCCGAAAGATGCCGGTGCTTGATGGTGGTGCCACTGGTGTCGCCGTCTAGCGCAATCGACAGGACGTAAACGTTGTCCCGAACCTGCTGATTAAGCTTCGATGCCGCAACCGGCTTTTCGTTAGTCGCCCAGTCCGCGCCCGCCGTCCATGTATCAGCTACAGCCATGATTCTCTCCTTACGGTCCTAGCGGGTAGTTGGAAGCATCGTCAAGCCCTATGTCCGCGTCATCGAGCCCGAACATTTCATCATCCACTGGCACCACGCCCCAGATCGTCTCCATCTTTGTCTTACCCTGAGATAGGCGGTGCTGCATGGAGTCGATGTGGTAGTCGCCATTGACCTTCGATGAGTAGGCTGCGTTATCGTTGGTGATCGTTACTCTTTCGGAGATCACCCTGTCCGTCATCTCCGCCAGGATCGCTGCCGTCTTGTTCAGCAGTTTTACGGGTAGACGTTCCTTCTGGGTAACATAGCGGTCGCCGAAGTATTCCGCGATTGCCTGAACGTGGGCTCGGCTGGACTGCTGCCGATAGGCGAATTTCAGTTTGCTCGCGTAGTCCGGTGCGCCGCTCGGCGTGTAGGACACTTCCGGGGTGTCACTGGCACGACGAACCGGGGTGCCTCGCACCTTGAACGTCGTCAGCCACACCGTGCGCGCAACGCCGTTGGTTAACACGGCCTGTCCGCCGCCACCGAAGTCGTTATAATCGATGGTGACGTTGCCCGTCTCATCCACCCCGCCGCCTTCCGGGTTGGCGTTGCACAGCCAGTCCGTTGTGGCCACAGGCACAATATGGTCACGCACCAGCGCGCCGTAATCGACAGGGATGGTGAGTGTTCCGCTAGGCGGGATCGCCCTCGGGACGGGGAATAGCTGAAAGACGGTTGACCCCGCTATCCCCTCTTCCCATACCGGGAAGCTGAGTTCCACCAGCCCAACAAGGTCATCGCCGTCCTCCTCATACGGGACATCCACCATGTCCTCGTCTATTGTGCCCTGCGATGTTATAGAGGCCGATTCTCTCATTCTGTGGTGCCGGTCCTCGAACACAAGCGTCCCAGAGCCGTTGACGTACACGAGACCGCCCAGTTCGTTGTTCGCCACCTCCTGTATCGCCCGGAGCGCGTTCACCCGCCTGGGCGCGATGTGGGAGAAGTGCGACTGGCCTGTGTCGAAGCTGCGCGGGATGGCGCTCTTGGTGAGCGTTACGTGCAGTGCGCCGGTGCGGAACGTGGTGATGGCTGCCGCCCCCGCCGTCACCTGGACATTAGCGCTAACTGAGCCTGCAATCCATGAGACCTCGACGGCTTCCCAGGTATCGGTCAACGTATGCAGTGTGCTATCGCTGCTGCCACTCCCCCCGCTGCTATTCCCTTTGAGCCTGACTGTCCGGCCAACATCGTCCGGCGTCCCCGCGATAACGTAGACGCGAACGGTGAGGACATCGCCATCGGACGTGACACTGAAAAGGTCGTACCCCCAGCCGGAGGCCGTGCTGGCGAGGGTGATGGTCTCCAGGCAGGCCGCGCCCTCGAGGATGTCGCCTGATGTTTTGCGCGTCAGAGTAGCTCCAACGTCGGCGCTGTAGCCCGTCAGGTCATCCTTGAACCGCGTGTTGGCGCAGAGCTCCCCGATCTCCACCAGGTCTGCGATCCGAGCCGCCAGGATGTCGGAGCGGACGTTCAACATCATCGGCAGCGAGATGTCAGTGCGCGACAGTATCCAGAGCCAGTCGGCACAACTCACCACCATGTCCTGCTTGTTGCCCGAAGGGTGCAGGAATACGCGGGTAACGAAGCCAGTGAAGAGATCCTGCGAATCTGCGACCACCTGGATGCCGTGCATTGGGCGGATGGCCGAGCCGCCGGCTTTGGGGGTGTACGTCCCCGCGCTGTTGTCCATCTTCAGCGTGCAAGTCCCCGGCCTCGGCTGTGAACTTTCCCGCTGCCGGCCTCGGCGGATTAGGACATCAAGCGTCGGATTTGAGATGTCCACTTCATAGGTGAAGTCGGCGTTGAGATCGGCCTTGACTGTTGTGGTCGGCTCGGCCATCAGTTCATCATCCGTCTGATCTCAGGGGCGATGAGGTTGGCAAGCTCCATCGCTGTCCGTTCGTCGCCTGCGAAGACACCGTTGATATTGACTGTGAGGCCGCCCCCGCCCATCCGGGCGTCAGGGAGGATCGTCCCCGCCCGGTCCGGCACGAAGATCTCAGGCCGCTTCTCGCCGACCAATACCGCCTGGCCCGCTGAGACGGGTCCGCCGTGCAGGCGACCCTGGAAAAGTCCCGCCTGCTGAACGGTGATGTCAAAGCCCCGGAAGTTAGTCGTGACGCTCAGGGCTTGGTTTAGGCGCTCTAGGTTCTGGGCCCCTCTCAATATCTCCTCATT